GCAGCCATTTCGCGCTCATCATCCGTCATGGTAGCCACTTGAGCGCGTGTAGTATTTTGTCCCATTGATCTGAGAGATTCTGAGACACGGCTGAGTCGGTCGCCGAAACCAGTATCACCAGCAGCAATGACAGGCGAATAACTAGCACCAGCAGCGCCGATAGCTGCGAGAGGATGTAGGCCAGCAGCCTTAGCGTCTTCGACGCGCCAGCGGATGCCCATTTTTGCGAACTCACGTTGGTTGTCCGCTTGGAGTCGTTGTTGATAGTCACCATCACCCCCGAAGAGATCACCGATGCCACCGAGTATAGAGCCGATTCCGGCTATTGAGAAAGGACCCATTTAACACCTCACTTTGGATTTAGGGCTGTATTTGCCGGGTTTGACTTTACTACCAGCTACGCCGGTAGCGTGGATAACCTCCTTACGGATACCGCGACGAACACAGACATTTACACGGGAAGGGTTGTTGAAGAGGAGAGCAGCAGGAGAAATCTGCTCAGGAAGGGTACCAGACGGGCTCTGGATACGTTTTGCGGGCGGGGCCGCTACCACCCTAGCCGGTCGACCATTTAAGCGCTTGTAGGTCGGCACCGGGTCGGGATGGTAATAGCGTCGGTCATCCGGCAGGAGCACGGGTTCGGGAGCCTCACGAGATTGAGACCGACGCTGGAAGGTTTTTGACGTCAGAGGCAGCGCGCCCGACACACTCGGACGTGAGCGGGCAGAAGCGCTAGCGTTGGCAGCGGCAACGCGCCCAAGACGACGATAAGAACCAGTTTTTGAGTTGCTAGAAGCCATGATTAGAAATCCTGTCAGTTAGCACAGTAGACATCAAGTATAGCTACTGTGCGGCAAGAGGTTACGCGGGTACCCCGCTACATGGGGGATCCCCCCCATACCCCCGCTAAGAGGGTTTGAGGGGATAGGCTTAAATACCCTGTTTATCAGGGATTGGGATTCGCAGGTTCCTGCTGGGGCGGAACAGGTACATCGCCACCGTTTCCGGGGGCAGGTCCGGGAAACGGAGGCACATTACTTCCAGTCGCCACAGGCTCAGGGGTGAATACTTCCTGATCAATGGAGAGTTCCCATGGAGACCGGGGATCGTAGTCGTCGCCGATGACGAAGTCATCAGCTTCCTCGAAGGTTTCATTGCCATTTTGTTGAGCGTCCCGAGAAATAATACCGAGCAAACGGCGCATATCATCCAGCCTAGTCGCAGGACGGCTGAACCGAAGAGGGATAGCGATTGGAGTGTCATCGAGAACCTCGTGACCTTGTTCATTAAGCATTTATTGCTCCTTAGTAGATGAATGAGTTACCGCCGGGGGCAACGAGTCGGCGGGCTTGAATTGAGTGATTGGCCATGACCCAAAGGACGTCTTCAGAAGTGACCTGATTGACACGTTTCGTGGGTTCGGACTTGACGAAGGATGCGTTAAGCGTGGGGTCAGATGCAAAGATACGTGCGTAATGCCAGTAATCCAGCGTGGAGCGAAAATCGCCCGCAATACTTGATTCTGCGCGTCGATACTCGTCATATCTATCTTGATAACCAAAGGTTCCAGAGGGCGAGGAGTGTGCGGCATAGAGTTCCTTATTCAGAATTTCCTGTTGACCGATGTGCTGGAGTTCACGTTGCCAGAAATCCTCCTTAACACGACGGTTCCACGTCCGATGCAAGCCTTGAGCGTACATCGTTTTTGGCTTAACAGAGAGGAAAGAGTGCACGTAACCGTGCTCCTCGAAGAACTTCCGATACCGGTTTGAACGCATTGCACCAATGCCGTGACCACGAAGATTACCCACACCAGCAGTAGCGCCAGAAGTAGTAACACCAGACTGCAAAACTTCCGAAAACTGGATAGTTTGCTTACCGCCACCAAGGTACTCAGGACGTTGTAGACGAGCATCCGAGGAACGGATGCCAAGGAACGCAAGGTACTCAGTGAATCGAGATCCATAGCGCGCTCTGTTTTCCTCATAACGCTGAAGGGCGAAAGCCTCACGAAGATCATTGATCGATGCAGCAGTGGCACCAGCCAGATCAGTGTAGAAACCACCCGTAATTGCGTTCAAGCCGTTAATGTAGACCTGATCAGTAGTAGTTGCACCACGAGAGATCGAAGCGGACGCGATAGCACCGGAAGAATAGGTGTTTTTCACAGGAGCAGTAGATCCCAGAGGCACTGTAATTTCAGCACCTTTTTGAGCCCATGGACGAGCGGAAGTGAAGTAATCCTTCTCCCAGTCGACATTTTGCAAAGTAGTGTTTGTAGTTGTGTCGGCACCAGACGTTTCGTCAACTGTGAGAGCGGTTTGCAGATCCTGATCACGATACCCCTCGTTCCAGATCTTCGCGTAGCCACGGAAAGGCAAAGCCGAGACCTCGATGTTGTTTACGCCAGTAGGTACACCGTAGTAATCAGCCAGAGATCCAACAGCAGCACCAGTGCCACCAGAGAACGTAATTGTGGGAAAAACAGAAGCATCATTACCGTCAGGACCACCAGTAATAAACTTTTCCCAATCCTCATACACCAGACGATGCGGAACAAACCAATGATGGATACGCACCTGAACAGGATGCATGACTGGAGCGAGTAGCGGAGAAACACGAACCAACAAAGACGTGGCCTGTTGAATTGTGTCACCGGGAAGCACCTCAGTAAGACCAATGGGAAGAAGCTCACCCATGTCGCCAGTGAGCAGCTTGTAATTTGAGAGCGAGAATTTCGAGCGTTTCATAAAACCCCTTTTTTAGACCAGATCTTGGCCTTAGTTTCAATTTGCAGAATTTTTTGCTTTTCAGCGCTTACCTTTTTTTCGAGATAGCGCGTAGTTGAGCCCTCAGCATGGCACAAAGCCTGCACTTCAAGGGCACGGAGAACTTTCGGTTTTTCTTGTCCCCCCACCGTATCAAAACCAAGTTCCTCACGAAGTTTGCTCCTCAGGTACCGACCGAGTGGAAGATTGCGAACGCCGTGCTTAAGAGCCAGAGGCACGTCACCACAAGCAGCCACAGATTTAGCACCATGTTTAGTTGAGAGCGATCCGGCAACAGTTGGCATAGCAGGCGCGCCAATGCCAGGATTACGAGACATGCGAGCGAACTCAGGGAAACGACCAGAGAGCCTTGAATCATCATGAGCCGTCATTTTCTTAGTGACGTAACCCGCGAGATACTGGGCAGACTCAGGTGTGAGTTCTCCAGAATGACAGAATCCGAGGCCCCACGCAGATGCAACCGCTTCTTCTTCGAGACTAGCGACACCGAAAAGCGCCGCATGGTAGTGCGCACGTTGGGTTTGATCTCCATACTCACCGACAAGGTAATACCGAAACGGGCGAAGAGGACCCATCTGGTAACGTAGCCTTTTGAGAAACAGCTGGGTGTCTCTTGGATTGAGGGAAGCGTCAGCTGGGTAGTTTTCTTCATCATATGTAAGTGTCCAAAAAGAAGAGAACTCATGCACTTGTGATTCCAGTAATAAGCGATGAGTCCACAGACGACGACGATTAATCCGGCAAGGCTGACACTGACCGCAACCGTATTCTTGGCCAGCCTTGCGGAACGGTTTTTTGCAGATCACATGCGATAGCCGATACGCCGCACTGGACTGCGCCGCCGACCATAGCTACGACGTACACGAGAGCGACGACGATATGCCATAGAGATTCTCCTCAAGTTAACACCGGAAAGGCCGGCACCTATTTTCCAAAGGAAGGTTTCCACCACTTGAAGTTTTCATACTCCTTGATGGGAACCGCTTTGAAAGATTGCGAAGAGACATGCCACACCCACTTGTAACCAGCAGGCAAGGGCGTCTTGGGAAGATCATCAGGACCGTGCCAAGCACGACGAAGAGCAGAAATTCCAACAGCAGCTGGAGCAGCCATAGGACCCATTGACTCCAAAGACTCTGAGGCAGCTTGAGAAGGCAGATCGATGGTAGCGCCACCACCCATGTCAAATCGCTTGTTTAAGGGGGTGTTCCCAGCCTCAGTAGACCGATCGCCGGGCTTAGCAGAAATCGAGATTGAGGGTTTTGCTTGAATAGCACCGGGAGCAGCTCGTGGACCAACGACAGCAGGACCCGTAACAGCAGGCATGGGAGGATTACCCGGCTGACCCATAATTGAATTCCACTCAGCAGTAATTTGAGCTTCGAGGAGGGAGTTCCTGAGTTGAGCGTTACGGAGAGACAAAGCAGCCATTTCGCGCTCATCATCCGTCATGGTAGCCACTTGAGCGCGTGTAGTATTTTGTCCCATTGATCTGAGAGATTCTGAGACACGGCTGAGTCGGTCGCCGAAACCAGTATCACCAG